AAGTTGATACGTTCGCTCTGAAACTGGCTTATTTCAAGCACGAAGATCGAATCACCAACGACGACATCCAAGGCTGGCGTGCTCCGGGTTCGACTGATTCGGAAACGTATGGTCGCGCTACGGCAGAAAAAATGACGGATATGAAAAGGGCGCTTGATCAGACTAATGAATACATGAAGCTGCAAGCCCTGAAGGGTGTGTTTAAAACACCAGACGGCACTGTGATGGCTGACATGTACGGCCAATTTGGCATCACCCAGCAAACCATCGACTTTACGCTGGGTACGTCGAGCACGAACATTGATTCTATCATCCGGCAATTGAAGAAAGCTGTTGCTACCAATGTGATGAATGGTGGTGCTATCTCTGGTGTGTCGGTTCTGGTTGATCCGCTGTTCTACGACAAACTGATTTCGCACCCGAACGTTAAAGCTGCTTATCAGTTTTACGCTGCCGGTGGTGCTGGTAACGCTGTTCTGCGTGACGACAATACGTCGTACATGCAGTGGGGCATCACTGATGCCTTCCAACTGCGAGGCCTGAACTTCGTTTCGTATGATGCAACGTTTAACCTGCCGGGTGGAACCACTGAGCAAGCATTCGCTAACAATAGTGGTATCGCTTACGCAAACGGCGTTCGTGATCTGTTCCGTGGTTATGCTGGCCCTTCGGCTAAGCTGTCGGAAGCAAATCAGCCGGGTCAAGAGGTGTTTGTTCGCCAGTATGTGGACCCTAAGGATGAGTACGTCGAGTTTGAAATGGAATCGGCGCCACTTTTCTTCTGCACCCGTCCTGCATCGATTATCGCACTTACGTCGAGTAACTAAGAAGCAGAGCCCTCTTCGGAGGGCTTTAGTCTCTTGACTATAAGAACTTCTCATGGGATAATAGAGTGTTGAGGTTCTTATGTTAAGGAGATTTAATGCCACGTAGTTTGACACAAGAAGAATTTACTGAGAAAGCATTAGCGGTATGTAAACCACATTACGATCTTTCTAAAGTAACCTATGTTTCAGCTAAAACCAAGATAGAAGTGGTTTGCAAGTTAGGGCACGGAAGCTTCTTTGTGACGCCAAATAATTTTTTATCTGGGAAAGGTTGCCCAGCTTGTGCCAATGTGATAAGAGGGAGTAATGAACGTGCTCGCCGATCTGAAACTTTTCTTGCAGATTGCATTGCTGTGCATATCAATACGTACGGTTTAGATAAAGTAAATTATAGGGGTTTTGACACACCTATCACCGTTACCTGTAAAGAGCACGAAGATTTTGAAATACTCCCCGGCAACTTCCTAAAAGGGAAGGGTTGTCAGAAATGTGGAAATCGTCAACGAGGCGTAAGCAACAGGCTGTCGCAAGAAGAGTTTGTGAGTGGCGTTACTAGCGCAAACACAATGTTGAAACCTGTCGACAGCACTATATACACAAGCTATGAGTGTCAAGTGGACTTTAGTTGCACAGAACACGGACTTTTTTCAGCAGCAGCTAAGACACTTCTTGGCGGCAAAGGTTGCCCCGGCTGCACGTCGTATGGATTCAATGTTGCTAAACCTGCCAAACTCTACATCTTAACCTTAGACAAACTGGTGAAAGTTGGAATAACTAACCGAGATGTCTTTGAACGAGTCTCTTCCATAAACACAAGTATTGGACAAGAATTCAATATAGTCGAAGAGTTTAGTTTTGATAAAGGGCGTATTGCTAAGGAGGTCGAATCATGTCTCCTCCGCGAACTCCGTTCCACCCACAAACAACCAACAGAAAAATTCGACGGCTCCACAGAATGCTTCTACGATGTCGACATTCAAGCCCTTCTTAACAGAATTGAAGAACTTATAGAGGAACATTCTTATGCCCCTAATCGACTTGTCGACACCCATCGGGAAGCTGCGTTATAGACTCGGCGACTACCTAGATATTCCACGACTTCCAGATGACGTTTACCAGAGCGCACTGGACGAGAAGAATAACAACATGCGCGCAGCAACAGTTTTGTGTGGACAATATATTCTTGCGGGTCTTGCTTTCGACTCTCAACAACGCATGGGCGTTATCGAAGTTTATGGTAATCAGGTGTTTGAACAGTACGTTCAGTTTCTTAAGCTTGTCCTAAAAGATCCCGCATTCAACGGCGTCTGCCCTCTTCCTTACGTTGCTGGTGCCGATACACTACACCCAATTCTGCAATTCAAAGAAGACTTCACAAACGCACAGAATCGCCCGACACCGGACGAACGCCTGCATCAAATTGCTAGCGGACCTTTTGACCCTTATGGCGGTGACGTGGCGAATTCAGCACCTCCTGAAATTCCGAGCCCCTGATGAATAGCTTAGACCGTACAGTAGCCACTATGATGTCCCGATATGGAATGCAAGGCTACGTCTCTGTGGCAATCTCAGAAGCATACGACCCTACGACATCTGAAAACGTCGTCTCCTACCAAGATTATGCTGTCAACATTCTTGTGTTTGATTACGTTCGTAAGAACGAAGGTGATAGCACAGAGCGAAATACACTCGTACAAACTGGTGACAAGCAAGTGTATGTTCAGCCTCCGCAAAAGACAGACATTGGCATTCCGCTTCCTCATCTGTCTCCTAATAGAGACTTTCTTAAAGTGGGTGACAAGATTTATAAAATCGTAACAGTAAAGCAATACAACCCTTCCATGTCTTCTGAAGGTTGTGTAGTTTATGAGCTTTACGTTCGTGAATAATAACCAAAATTAATTTAAAGGATTGAAATGGCCGCGCTTAGTGACTATCTTGAAAATAAGCTTGTAGACTTCCTTTTTCGTGGACAGACTTTTACTCCCGCAACAACATTATATGTTGCACTGTTTACCACTACTGATAACGACGCTGGAACAACCCGTGTAGAAGTATCCGGAGGCTCGTATGCTCGCGTAGCTGTACCTTCTTCTCTTGCAAATTGGGCAGGTACTCAAGGCACAGGAACAACGGCAGCATCCAGTGGCACTTCTGGAACTACATCAAATAATAACGCCATTACGTTTGCTGCACCTACTGCAAGTTGGGGCTCTGTCGCTGGTATGGGCCTTTTTGACGCAGCTACGGGCGGCAACGAATATTGCTACGGGGCTCTTACCACTCCTAAAACTATTAATAACGGAGACCCTGCCCCAAGTTTTTCTGCTGCTGCTCTTTCTGTGCAAATTGACAATTAAGGAGGTCGCATATGAAATTTGCAGACCGTCTTAAAGTATCATCCACAGGGACAAGTGCAGCAGCGCTTGCGATGGGCAGTGCTACAGCAAAATGCCGAACCCTCGCACAAGTAATTGCTTCACTTGAAATGTCTGTTGGGGACACTAATGTACCTTTCGTTGTTGAAGACTCCACCGGAAACTGGGAAAGCGGTCTTTATACAATTACAAGCAGTACGTTTATTACTCGCACACAAATTCTAAATAGCTCTAATTTAGGAAGTCCTGTAACTTTCGATGGAGGAGCTTTGACCGTATATAACGGAGTCCCGGCATCTACGATGAATATGGGTTTTGCGAACCCGCACGACCCGGGCTTTGACATCATCATATGTGCTGGACAGTCTAATATGGTTGGGCAGGATACGCCCGCTACAGCGCTAGACATTCCCGACCCTCGTGTGTTTTCGTTTGGCGGATATGCGACAGAAACCGCAACATACCAGAAGATCACTCAAGCTGTGGACCCTTTGCGATATAACTATTCACAAGCATCCCTTCCCTCTCTTGGTAATGGCTCTGGTTTAAGCCCTGCACAATGGTTTGCTAAAACTTATGCAGGTATGATTCCTTCGAATCGTAAAGTGTTGTTGGTTCCCGTTGCCAGAAGTGCAACTTACTTAGTTGCACAAACAGCCGAGTGGGCTCCGGGAGACAGCGCAACAGGTGGAGGCTTTTTATACGAAAACGCGATCTCACAAGCTAACGCCGCAGTTGTTGCAGCACAAAAAATGTACCCTAATAGCAGGGTCGTCGGGACGATTTGGTTGCAAGGAGAGAGTGACGCGTCGTGGACAATATCGCAGATAAATTATGTCGCAGCACTAAAGACATTGATCTATGGGTTCCGTACACGTATTACTGGAGCTACAAATTCTTGGTTTGTAATCATGGGAATGATTGGAGAATTTGTAGCAAACACAGCATCTGGTTCATCTCCAGCCTATAATACCATTGATCTTGCACACAGACAAGTAGCTACCGAGTTTCCTAGGTGTGCCTACACGCAAGGTATCACTGGGTATGCGTTTCCTGCAAGTACTGTTCATTATAATGCGGACGGCGCGCGAATCATGGGTTGTAACGCAGCAGGGGTTGCTCCGCAAGCTATGTTGTCAAAAGGTTCAGACACCACCGCGCCGACTGTATTACGTGCAGCAGTTTCTTCTACAGCAACAAGTATTGTAGCTGTGACATTAAGTGAACCTATCGATCCTGTTTATGCTCCGCAAGCTTCTGCTTGGACAGTAACAGGCCATACCGTCACTGCTGCCAGTGCGACAGGTAATGTGGTATATCTTACTGTGTCCACACCCTTTGTAGGAGGTGAAGCTACACGCACTGTTACATTTACGGCACCCGGTAATGGCATTCGTGATTTTGCTGGGAACCAGATGTTAACACAAAGCCCAGTTAACATTACGAACAATGCGCCAGCTAATGCAAGCGCCGTGACTCTTACAGGTCCGACATCTGGTACATATGGTCAAGCATCAACAGCCTTCACAGTGGGTGTATCTCCGGTAGGGTCGAATATCAGCGGGACAGTTGTGGTCACTCCATCAGACGGAGGTGCGGGGGGAACATTTACCCCTACAACATTGTCTCTTACAACTGCCAGCCCGAGTGGAACATTTACGTATACGCCGCCATCTGTGGCAGCAACATATACAGTTAGTGTGACGAACAATGGTTCGCTGACTAACCCGTCTTCGATTTCTTATGTAGCATCTGCACCTCAAGCAACTACTGTCACTTCTGTAACTGTTAGCCCATCGACAGCAAGTCTTTCTGGCAACGGTACGCAAACATTTACAGCCACTGTTTCTGGAACTGGATCGCCAGCGCAGACAGTTACGTGGGCTGCTACATCTGGAACTATTACGAGTGGCGGCGTGTTCACGGCTCCGTCTTCTACGGCCAGTGTTCAAACAATCACTGTCACAGCCACAAGCACTGTAGATAATACTAAGTCTGGTACAGCTACTGTTTCTGTGGCAGCATCTGCTGGAACGGACATTCGCTTTGCTGACCTGTACTCCATGACGGAAACGTCTTCTGTAGCACCTTATGCCTATAAGGAAAACGCGGGTGTCAGCTATTCTGCCTCTAACAACGGGGGTACGTCCACAGTGTCGGCAGCAGGCGACTTCACATTCACTGTCAAGGTCGGGTCTGTGTCGTCTGGACAACAAATGATTTCGTTTAAGACTGCCTCCGTTACTACGACGTACGCCAATACACTCGGTAATTTGATGGCCAAGACGGCAGGCTACAACTCGTTCGCTGGTACACTGGCTGCAACTGTCAACAACAGCACGATTATTCCTGCTGACAATGATCTTATGAGGCTTGCACGTACAGGTACGACAGTTACAGCCCAAGTGTCGAAGGATTCTGGTGCGACTTGGACTACTATCGTCACTTGGACAAGCGTAAGCAGTACGTTGTATATGCAAATTCTGTCTGCCTCCAATGGTACATTCACTGCACCGCAAGGCACAGGCTTCGCATAAGGGGGTAGTATGCCGGGATTAAATGCAATCGGCCTTGACGCTGTTGGGATGTCGGACACAACAGCGTCTACAATAGCTGCGTCTTTTTCTTGTTCGATTATGGCAACGTCTGTGGTTGGTGCGTCCCTGTTGTCAGGAATCTCACTGTCTTCAGTAATTTCTGTTGCCGCTACAGTTACAGCTAATATTGCAGGCAGTGCTGCACAACTTTCAACTAACGTGACGTCGATAGCTGCTTCTGTAGGGAGTTTATCGACAGTTATCAGCCTTAACGCAGCAATGCAAGCTGTAACATCTGTTTCAGCAAGCGGCATGACAATTTCTGCCGCATTAGGTTGTTCTATAGCAGCACAAAGTGTTGTGTTTGCCGACATCACTTCTTTACAGGTAACCCCAATGTTTACACCAAGTTTAGCAAGAACAATCAACGTACAAGCCACATCCCCTGTGTTTACAGGCGGGAAATGGTGGACTCTTTCCGACCCTAAAAAACCTCGTGCAGCTAAAGACCCTGATTCTACTATCGACATCACGTTTGACTGGTCTGTGTGGTTGGATGATATTGGCTCTGTGACAATTTCGGATGTAACGTTTACACTTAACGGTGTTAACAGCGTTGGCACATTCTCGGATGGTATTAAAACAACTGTGTTCGTATCTGGCGGTACAGCAGGAAGTGCAGCTACCGTGGCTTGCAAGATTACGACACTCACAACACCTCCGCGCACCGATGAACGTACTATATACCTAGATATCGGAGATGAATAATGCGCTCTTGCACGGTTGTAGTTGTTAATGATGCACTCAGTAAAGATGATGTTACTCATGCTGCAAAGCCTAAAGCAAATCTTCGTGCAGTGCCTCTCAACGCTGTGTCAAAGCAAATTGTGAAAGAAGTTGGGGATGTGTCTGTTGATGTGTTCTCAGTTTTTGAAACAGATACAAGCCTGCCAGCAAACTTAACAGGGATGGCTTTGTTCATCACACTTAAAAATACTGACGATATTGTTGCACAGGTAAAAGGCAAGGTTAATTCTGATATCAAAAACATAGTGCACTTCAAGACAATTGAAGAGTCAGGCATTACAAAAGGATTCTATCAGTACGATGTCGTTGTGAAGGCGGCTAATGAGTATGAGCAGAGCCTTCTATCTGGCTCATATGTTGTTCGCTAAAATTGACAAGAATGTTGTCCAATGCTATAATTCTGATTTATAAGGAGAGCGAATGGGAAGCTTTCTAGACTCTCTAAAGTCTAACATTGAACGTGTGCAAACAGAGGTGAATGATAAAATCACTGACGTAGCATACAAGCTGTTCTATCGCGTTGTAAGCAACTCCCCTCATGTTGGCGATGGCCCGTATGTAGCAGGCCATTTCGTTGCCAATTGGTTCCCTGCTGTGAACATGTTTGATCCATCTATTACGAATGTTACGAGCAATGGCAGCGACAGCCTATCTAGGATTGATAGCATCGTTAAGGGCTCTAAAGCATTTTATGGCAAGGATGGGTTTGTGTCAATGTCCAACAATCTTAACTATGCGTTCCGCGTGGAGTACGCTGGTTGGCCCGCTGGCAAAGACCCTATTAGTGGATGGACTTGGACAGGTATGCGGCGTTATTACGCTCCAGTGTCTACGTCAATTCTCGGTACGAAGGCAGACTTACAATGAACATTAGACAAGAAATTGAAGGTGCTATTGCGGCTTTCGCAGCGGCTCAAAGTCCTGCTATCACGGTGTCTTACGAAGGTGTAGCTTTCAACAAACCTGTAGGCGCCCCGTGGCTTGAAGTTGTATTTCTTAACAGTGTTACGACCAATGCCACTGTAGATGCTGCTAGAACTAGGACATACGGCACAGTGCAAATCGCGGTGTATGTACCTGACAACAAAGGCATGAAGCAGCTTGACACACTTACTAACGCTATTGCGGCACTGTTCCCTGTGACGGATCGTGCCCGCTATAGTACATTTTTTGTGGATCAGCCGCCTAACATTAGTCCTGCGATGATTGATACACAATTTAGGATGGCTGCTGTTAGGGTTAAATACCGTCAGGAAGCCTAATAACAAGATATGGCTCATGCCGTATAACAAGCATCTTTTGCAAAAGATTATTTAATATAAAGGAAATAAAATGAGCGGTTCTCTTGCTATTACATCGGCAACAACTTCTATCAGCATGTCGGCTACGCTGCCTGCTACGTACACTTCCACTGACTTTGCCTCTCTGACATGGATTCCGATTACTGAAGTGTCGAACCTTGGCGTGTTTGGTGGTAAGACCACAGTGGTCAAATTTACAGCTGTTGACACGGCTGTAGTCACCAAGCGCTCGGGTAGTGTTGACTATGGCACTATTTCGATGACTCTTGCTAAGCACGCTGGCGCGGATTATACTGCACTTCAAACAGCATTCAATGCCCGCACCCCAGTTGCATTCAAGATCACTTACCCCGGTTCGATGGGTCATGACTATTTTTCGGGTATTGTAACTTCGCTGCAAGTTAACGTCGGTACTGCTGATAAGATTCTTGAGCAGACTATCGATATTGAGCTTGACAACTCGATTATTTTCTCTGCAACCTAATAGTGATTAAGAGGGTTGCTGCCCTCTGTAGTAAGCGTAACGCTGTGAAGCGCCGCTGTTTGCAATTAGAAAGTGTGTCGGTAAAGCGCACTTTCTTAAGCATTCTTGACTTTACGAGAATATTTAAGAAAGCGTTTATGCCAAATAAATTAACACAAGAAGAGTATATCACCAGATGTGTAGAAGCGCACGGTTCGTTGTACGGCCTACAACATATAGTATATAAGAACTCATCCTCAAAAGTGGCAGTTGAGTGCAAAAAGCATGGGATTTTCAGCGTTAATGCCAGCACGTTTATGAGGGGCACAGGATGTGCCAAATGTGCATGGGAGCAGAACGGGTTGAATCACAGGCTCACACAAGACGAGTTTTTAGCTACCAGTGTAAAAATGCACGGAGATTCTTACAACTACAAAAATACCGTTTACACTAGGAGCGATCTTAAAATCGAAATCTGGTGCAACTCTTGTGAGAACTTTTTCAGCATCACGCCAGAAGCTCATCTTGCAGGCCAAGGTTGTAAGGCTTGCGGATATAAGAAGAACGGCGAGAATTCACAAATTAGTTTTGACACTTTTGTAGAACAATCAAACAAATCGCACAATGGTAGATTCTCTTACGAACATGTGAGGCTCACGTGGAAAGGCATTAAAACCACTAAATTTAACCTCTATTGCGACGTGCACGAAGAAACCTTCAGTACTACAGCAAGTCGTCACATAAAAGGCGCAGGGTGCCCGCGTTGTTCTAAGATTCTTGGAGGTATTAAGAATCGAAGCAACACTGAACAGTTTATTTCCGAGGCGGTTGGTAAGTTCGGAGATGTGTTTGATTATTCTAGAGTTGAATACACTAAAAGTAATATAAAAGTTGAAATACGTTGTGTGGCGCATGACAGATGGTTCAGTGTAACTCCAAATGTTCACCTTCATCCTGACAATAGACACGGAGGATGTCCTGAATGTGTTCAAGCGGGTTATAAGACTGCTAAGCCGGGGTATTTATATGTGTTGCATGTCGATGAACTTACTAAGATAGGTATAACGAATAGAAGTCCGGAGGCTCGTTGTAAATCTGTTGCAAGAGAATCCAGCAAGAATTTTGAGGTTCTTACTTCTTATTATTTTACAGATGGAGCAGTCCCAAGAGATATCGAGACGATACTTTTGAGGGAACTGAAAGAGTTGTATAACCAACCATATGAACGATTCGACGGATATCGGGAGACGTTCTACAACGTCAATCTACCACAACTACTAAACCGTATAGAACAACTAATTTCACAACAAACCGCAGCACAAGCTGCACTCAAAGAGCAACATAGCTCTAACCTCGCTTCACAAGAAGCATAACATAAACTAAAAAGGAACTCTACCATGACTTTTGAATTGAACTCGCTGGCCCTCTCGGAAGAAACCACTGTACAACTGACTCACCCTGTTACTGACATGCCGCTGTTTGCACCTATTGGTAAAGGTGGAGACCCAGAATCGAAGCCGGTACAAGTGACCGTCAAGGGCGAGGCTAGCCAAGCATATCGTAAAGCAGTCGACGCGATGATGAAGAAGAACGCCAAGCGTGGTAAGCGTGAAGCTACTCCGGACGAGATGCGAGAACAAAGCGTCGAATTCCTGACGGCTCTGTCGGTTAAGATTGACAACATGACTCTGGATGGCGAGCCTGTCGATACGCCTGATGCCTTCCGTAAGTTGTACTCTGATCCGCGTTACGATTGGCTGAAGACCCAAATTAATGCAGCCATCGGAGACACCGCAAGTTTTTTGAAAGCTTAAGCAGTCTTCTAATTCTCTATTGCCGACAAATCGCATGGCTGGGTGCAACACCAGATAAACAAAAAAGTAGCCGTCTTGAACAGCTTGAGGGGCGTGCCCTTCGTGAGCGTGATGAAGATGGCGCTACAACGACTGGCCCAGCAGGGGTTCATTTGCCGGACATCCCCGGTCCGTGGGCCTACCTGTTGGGCTTTTTTAATTTGTCTGGACAAGCAATGCAGTCGGGAATGGGCCTTATACCTCTGACTTGGCAAGAACTTAAAGCATTTAGAGAAGAGAACGAATTGGACATCACCCTTTGGGAACGAGAACTGCTTAAGAAGATGTCAGAAGCTTATTGTGCAGAGTCACACAAAGCTACCGACCCCAAACGACCCGCACCGTATGTGCCGGAAGAAGAACCTGATGAAGTGGATAACATTGCTAAGGCTATGGGATTCATGGAGCAGATGCGATTGTTAAGAAAAGGGAATGAACAATGAGTCTTGAAGCATCGACACTAACTATTGTAGTTAATTCTACAGGTATTCAGGATGCCACAAAAGCCTTAAACGACCTAGCCAAAGCAGGGGAAGCTGCTGAACAGAAAACTTCCAAGATTGGTAATGGTGCACAAGCTTCTGCCAAGGCGCAAGTGGATGCTGCCCAACAAGCTGCATCTTCTTACAATGCCATCATCGACATGATGACTGAGAAGTCTAACACGTTCTACCAAGACAAAGCTATGAAGGCTGCTATTGCTAGCCAGCAAGAGTTGTTCGATGGAATGTCCATGATGGATAAGTTGTGGGCCTACAGTCAAGAGATGGCGCAGAAGGAAGCTGATAAACGTTCTAAAGAGTCTGCTGACGTTCGTGCGCAACAACAAGCCATCCTTGACGCTGCTACGGCACGCTATGCAGCAGAACAAGAGCTTGCTAATCGTATGAATGCTTCGTATGACAAGCGACAGTCTGCAAGTGTTGAAGATGCGCATGCTGCTGCTATTATCGAAGATAAGAAACGTGCTTGGCAAGCGTTGGGACAAGTGCAATCTGAAGCCATCAAGATTAACCGAGACTTGGATGCCGCGCAGAAACGACTTGAGGACGATCACGCCTCCGCGATTCTTGAAGATAAGCGTCGTGCGTGGAAGGCTCTTGGACAGGCTCAACAGGAGGCGTTGTCTATCAATACCAAGATGGATCGTGATGCCCAAGAAGCACGGGCTGAGGGCGATGCTTATGTAGCAATGCTGAAGCGTCAAGCTGAAACAGTTGGTATGACAACCAAGCAGCTTAAGGAATATACTGCTGCTCAACAACTTGCTCGTGCAGAGACACTTGGTGTACGAAATCAAGTGGAGGGATTTGTCAGTACTCTGCAACAAGCGAAGGGTCCGCACGAGAACTTCAACCTCCTTACAGCAGGCTCTGCCCGCGAGATGATGGTGTTGATGCACGAACTTAGCCAAGGCCAGCTTAACCGTTTCTACGGCTCTCTGATTGTGTTAGGTGAGCGTATTAACTTCCTCCCTAAGACGCTGGAAAAGGTTGCTGAAGCTGCTGCTTCTCTTGGTGTCAGTATGAGCACTCTGGTTGTCGGGGCCGTTGCTGCGGTTGTGGCAATTGGTGCAGCCATCTACACATATGAAAAAAGCCGTGTTGCGCTGAAAGAACTCAACGAGCAGGCTATTCTGACTGGTCACTCGTTTGGTGCGACAGGTGAAGCCATGTACGAGATGTCCAACAAGATCGGTAATGCCAACGGTCGCATGGCTGACACGCGCGAGACTATGGTTAAACTTGCTGCCACGGGTAAGTTCACAGCAGATGAAATTGGAATGATTACTGAAGCTGCTGTAGGTCTTGAGAAGTATGGCGGTGTTTCTATTGACAACACAATCAAGCAATTTGAAAGACTTGCTGCCGAACCTACGAAGGCTAATGTGCGGGGCTTTAAAGGAATCTCTCAAGCCGCCGTTGAACTTAATCAACAGCTTGGATTTCTTGAACCTGCTGTCCTCGCAGAGGTTATTCATCTTGAGCGTATTGGTGATGTCGCAGGTGCATCTGCCAAGGTTATCAAAGCCCTTGCCGACGAAGAGAAAAATCGAATCGTTGAATTAAAAGGTGAGCTTACAATCTTTGGTCAAGTGTTGGATGATATCACCACAAAAGCCAAAGCAATGTGGAATTCCCTTTGGAATAAAGGCACTCTCCAAGACCAGCTTAGTGAAGTGACAGAGCATATTGTTACTCTTAGCACAAAGATTGGCAATGGTGGAATGTTGGCTAATAATGGGGTGCTTCAAAACGAGTTGAATGGGTATCTTGTAAAGTCTAACGAAATTCAAGACAAGATTGCAGCAAAAGATAAAAAAGAAGCGGATGCCAAACACAAACGTGACGTAGATAATGCAGCAGACCTTGCACAGATTGAAGTTAGGAACATTCTGGAAAGGGCAAAGTACGAAACTCGTTTCCAAGAAGATAAGGCCCGGCTCGACAAACGTTTTGAAGAAATGCATGCTGGAGGTATCACTACTGGGCTCGGTAGCCAAGAGTCATACGACACAGCACTAGCTGCCCTTAAGAAACAGGATACGCCTAAAGAGGCAAAGCCAAAGTCTGACGGATTGGCAGGGCTTAATGAGCATCTTGCACAAGTAAATGCACGTTATGAGATTGACAAACGCTATTACGACAATCAAGTCAAGTTTATCAACGATTTGCAACAAAAGAAGTTGATTTCAGACTCGGCAGCAGATCATGCCAAGAAGGAGTTTCTTGACAACGAATCTAAGATGGAAGCTGATTCGTTGGATGCCCAACTGAAACTTGTTGATGGGTTTTATTCCAAAGACACTAGGCTGATGGAACAGGCCGCAACTAAGCGTGCTGAAATCCAAAAGCGTATTGAAAAAAATCAAACTGACACTGCCGCCCGAAATAACATCAACGCAACAGACCCTGCTGCTCGCCAACAAAAAGAGCAGGACGATGCAGATGCTAAAACAGTTCAATTCGTCACCCAAGTAAATTCTCAAACACAAGCTATTCAGGCGAAGATTGATGCTTATAATCGCATTCCTGAAGCTGCCCGTGCTGCTATCACGAACGAAAAGCAAATGCAGGATGAATTTACCAAAGCTGAAATCGAATGGAAGCAGCAACAGATTGACACTATCTCAGCAATGGGCGAAGGTAGTGCTGAAGAAGTGATTCGCCTCACTGCTGAGAAAAAAGCACTTGAAGATCGTGCTAAAGCTCAGCAAACTTGGGAAGAAATTCAGGCCAAAATCAACGCAAATGCTGCGCGTTCCGCCGCACTGACTAAAGTGGCAACTGAACAAGTTAGGATGTGGAAAGACATTGGCAGCGAAATTGAAAAGTCTCTCAAAACTGCTTTTGGTAATTCTGGTGAAGCTGCTGGCAAGATGTTCAAAGCTTTCGCAGAAGGGCAAGCAGATGCTGTTGCTCTTTCTGACCAAATTAGGCAGGTTAAAGAAAAAGACGGGCTGTCTGAATACGAGCGCACTAAGCAAATTAATGATTTGCAATTACAAGGTGGTCAGAACCAAGTCGGTATGTACGGCAGTATGGCTGACGCTGCTTCTGGATTCTTTGAAAAAGGTAGCACAGGCTATCAAGCAATGGCTAAAGCTGCACAAGTGCTGCATGCTGCTGAGGTAGCACTTTCCATTATCAAAGGTGTCAATGCAATTCTGACGCAAGGTGCTGGCGATCCATATTCTGCATTTGCACGTATGGCTGCAATGGCAGCAATTGTGGCTGGACTTGGTGTTGCTATCTCTGGAAGCTTTGGTGGAGGCGGTAGTGCAATGTCCTCTGAAAATCAACAGAAGATTCAAGGTACTGGCTCTGTACTTGGCTCCCCAACAGTCACTGACGGTGTTGATGTCAAACTTGTTGGTGCAAAGAGCGATTCGATTGCAAACTCACTTAAGATTGCAGAGAAGAATTCTGGCCTTGGTCTGGTTGTACAGAACGACATGTTGACAGCGTTGCAAAAGCTTAATGACAGCATTAACAGTTTTGCGATTCTCGCTGTGCAGAACAGCGGCCTGACAGGGAACACAGCATCAAACAGTCAGTCGTTTAGTGGTAAAGGCATCGCTGCTGCCGGGGCTGTTGGTGGGGCTATAGGTGGTGCAGCCCTTGCCGCAAACTGGGCAATTGGTGCATCCTTCATGTTTCCGGTTTTAGGCACTATTGCTGGCGCAGTGTTGGGTGCAGTGTTAGGGCACGGTATTGTTGGAAAAGCACTCAGCAGTGTATTCGGCGGCTCTCAATCTGTTGATGACACTGGACTCACAATCGGAAAGACCTCGCTTGGCCAAGTGGAATCGGCTGGCCTTGCAGGCAACCAATACACGAACACAACAACAAGCGGAGGATGGTTCCGCAGCGATAGCCACAATACAGCTACACAAAGTCTTGGTGCAGAGTTTAACGACCAGATTACTAAAGTTGTATTGAGTATGGAAGATGCTCTTAAAACTGCTGCTGTTGGTCTTGGTGTTGGTGGAGATGATTTCAACAAGAAGTTGCAAAGCTTTGTTGTGGACATCGGCAACATCAGTCTGAAGGGAATGACTGGCGATCAAATACAACAAACTCTTCAGAATGTGTTCTCTAAGCTTGGCGACCAAATGGCCCAATTTGCTTTTGCTGACCTCCAAAAGTATCAGAAGATTGGCGAAGGTTTGATGGAGACTGTTGTTCGTGTTGCCAACGATTTGCAGCAAGTGAAAGATGTGTTTGACACGCTGAGCAAGACTATCCCTGCTGGCGTTGCTGCAATTGAAGCATCGGAATCACTCATCTCGCAATTTGGCTCTGTGGACAATCTGACAAAAGGTGTTAAATCTTACATCAGTGCAATCTACACAGACCAAGAGAAGCTTATACCGATCATCAAGTCTGTGTCAACGGCAATGGACGGTCTTGGCTTGTCGTATGTGAAAACTAAAGAGCAATTCAAAGCTGTTGTTGATAGCCTTGATTTGACAACTGAAGCTGGTGCGAAGATGTTTGCAACGTTGATGAACATTGCCCCTGCATTTGCACAAACGATTGACGACAGCGAGAAGCTTGCTAACGATGCTCGGAGTGCTTTGACAGATGCTTACAAGCGTGAGTCTCAAGCCATCACTGATACACAAACCAAGATGAAAAACTTGGTGACGACCCTCAAGCAACTTGGTTCGTCGAGTCTTCTTGGCGATCTGTCTCCGCTCACACCACAACAAAAGTATTTGGAAGCTAAATCTCAATTTGAGACAATTGCTGCAAAAGCACAAGGTGGCGATGAGACGGCACAAGGACAATTTGAAGCAGCTTATAATGCGTTTCTTGAAGCTTCTAAAGTGGCTAATGCATCTGGTGCACAATATCAGAAAGACTTTGATTACGCTCAAAAGGTAACGCAACAAGCCACAGAATGGGCACAGAAGCAAGTGAATGTGCAGCAAGCAACTCTGGACGCACTGAATAAGCAAGTGGCAGGCTTGATCGATGTGAATGACGGATTGCTCACTGTTTCTCAAGCAATTCAAAACCTCATCACAGCCTTGAAGGGAACTCCGGCAGGTGCCACTGCTCAACAGCAAGCTTCCACTAATGCCAAGAATGCTATCGAAGGATTGTACGAGTCAATTCTCCATCGTGCATCTGATACAGCAGGTATGCAGTTTTGGATGGACAAAGTAAGTCAGGGTGTTTCGATTGCGGATATTGCTAAAGCTATTGCTAACAGTGATGAAGCTATGGGCAATATCAAGCCAATTAGCACAGGTACAACATCTACATCTGCGGTTGCTCCAGTTACAGCAATGGTGGGTACGCAATCTGTTGCTCATGCCGATGTTGTGACAGCAGTCAAAGAAATGCAAAATGCTGTCACTACTGCTATTGCAGAGACTGGGCAAACAACAACATCACAACTTGCAAGCGCTGTATATGACTCTCAAGATAAAGCGGCAAATAAAACTGTTGCTGGTGTTTCCGATGCAGTGGTTTCTACCAAAGTTGGAACAAGCTATCAAATTAAACAAAGGTAATTAATATGGTTGATTTTGCTGCATGGCTGAAAAACCCTGCTGCTCCTCGTATTGTGTTGGTTGAGGTGAATGTAAAGAGTAGCGGGACAGAAATTACCCGTTACTTGTCCACGGGGGCTTATGTTACGGCCCCTACAGACACACCAGCTAACCAACAATATCTCCCTATCCTGACATCTGGCTTGCAATATACTGAGAAGCTTGACATCGAAGGTACGGGAGGTTTGTCTGGCGGCGATCTTACGATTGCCAATTACAACGGGGAGCGGGACAGTTGGTTGGATGATGTATGGGATAACAGGTCCATTGTAGCGTGGATTGGTGACCCTAGCTGGGCACGTCCTGATTTCCAAATGATTTTTAATGGTATTGTTGCCACTATCGACAGCAAGGATGAAAAAACACTTACACTCACTATTCTTGATAAGCTTCAGAGACTAAATACACCAGCAACTGAGCAAAAGATTGGGGATGTGAATACAACCAACCCTCCAAACAAAGACAACTTATTTAAGCTTTCTTTTGGGGAAGTTCACAACGTAACTCCAGAACTTCTTGACGCAACACTTCTTAAATATCAAGTTCATAATGGTCCTATCGAAGATATTATTGAAGTGAGAGATAATGGTGTTGCTGTAGGTATTACAAAAAGTCTGACAGACGGCACATTCACTTTGTCACACTCTTCTGCCGGGACGATCACAGCATCTGTGCAGGGTGACAAGAATACGACGTACGTAAACACTATTGCGGGTGTCATTCGTCGATTGGCTACTTCGTTTGGCACGGTTGGCTCCAGATACTCAGACTCTGACATCGATCTGTCAAACTTTACAGCATTCGATACAGCGTGCCCTCAACCTGTTGGTGTGTATCTTGAGAGCGGTGATAACGTTCTTACAACGTGTCAAGACTTGGCCAAGAGTGTAGATGCTCGATTGGTTACGTCGCGTTCAGGATTGCTTCGTCTTATTCAAGTAGATATTAATGGTACAGGCACCCCGGTGGATATTGGCCCCAGCCAAATCATGTCAGGCTCGTTAAAAATTAGCAGCCGGCCTCTTGTACAAGCATCAATCAAGCTAGGATTTGACAAAAACTACACTGTGCAGGATAATCTACTTACAAGCATTCCAGATGAACATAAAAAGCTTTTCGCCCAAGAATGGCTGACAACAACGTCTACGAATACCACGGCTAAAGCGGATTACAAACTTAACGCCGCTCCGCCTCAAACAGATACTATGCTTCTTCGCAGGGTTGATGCAGCAGCAGAGGCGGATAGGCGAGTTGCTTTGTGGAGTACACCTCGTAGTGTATTTCAATTCACAGGCACGGCAGACTTGATCAATTCTCTTACATTGGGTTGTGCTGTCATATTGACGCACACTCGTTTTGGATTATCGTCAGGCAAAAACGGAGTGGTTGTGTCCTTGAGCCCAAATTGGTTTAACGGTACAATCATGGTAGAAATTTTAATTTAAAGGAACACGATGGCTACAGTAGTGAACGATAGGGATGTGCTATTGTTGGGAACATCTCAACGGAACGTAAATTCTCAAGATGCAACAATTTTAATTACAAGTGATTCCCCTACATTCCATGTCAGTGCGACAGGCACTACTACGCCATCGTATATTACTGTTACAGCACACCTTCTGAACATTGTTGGAACAGCTTCTTTTACAGCAGCCGGTGCCACGATTACGGATAACGGTAATAATACAGCTACAGTCGCATGGGACGGTATGACAGGTAGTTCTGCTGTCATTACAGCAAGCATTACAGTTAATGGATCGACGTTTAACGCAAGTACAACACTAACTAAAGTGGTGGATGGTTCTGCCGGTCAAGCAGGGGCCAGCGCAAATTGGGTGGAGATTTCCACACTTGGTGGACAAGTGTTCAGTCGCACGACTTCGACAGCAACATTTGCACCAACTTCTATCGCACTGAATGCCACTCCGTACGGCAACAATGCTACCGCATACCAGTGGCAATATTGGGATGGCAGCACGTGGGTTGATATTACTGGTGAAACATCAGCGACACATTACGTCAATTCTGGAGATTTTACTGCATCTCGTAATTATCGTGTGCAAGCCACAATCAATGGCAACGTGTATTTAGATGAAATGACCCTTGTGCAAGTTACAGGGGGTACTAATTCTATCAGTGGTTTTTTGACAAATCAATCCATCACACTTGCAGCGGACTCTGAGGGTAACGTCGGAAGCTTCGCTTCTGCTACGGGCACATTTAAAGTGTATGATGGTACGACGGAAAAAACTGGCACGGCAGTAACCTATTCCGTGGTAACGCAGACAAATTGTACAGCATCTATTGCCTCCACGGGCGTTTATAACATCACAGCAATGACAGCAGATACAGCGAGTGTTGTTCTGCAAGCTGTGTACAACGGTGTTACAATTCCTCAGACTGTAACTCTTGCTAAATCTAAGACAGGTGCAGCAGGTACGCCTGCTAACCAATATGCTGTAACCTATTTGTATCAATGGTCTTCGTCTACACCAGCTAGTCCAACTGGTTCATCAAATTATAATTGGTCTACTGGCGCTAACACAGGTTACGTGACGAATGATGGTTGGAGCATGTCAGTTCCGACAAATCCGGGAACTCCCAACCTTAAGCTCTACGTAGCTATTGCACAAGTAGTTGCTTCTAGCGGTACGACATCCAGCACGGTTAGTTATTCTAGCGCGTCTGTGCAAGCATGGACACAGAACGGAGGGACAGGCCCACAAGGTGCAAGTGGTGTGCAGGCTGCTACGGCAACAGTGTTTCAATGGGCTGTAAGCATTCCGGCTGGCCCTTCTGGAACATCAACTTACACATGGAGTGGTGGGGCTATCGGAACTGTGCCTAGTGGTTGGTCTACGACTGCTGGTACATCCCCTTCTGCTGGTATGACATTGTGGGCAGCTAAAGTATATATCACGGATTCCGCAACTGTTACACAAACAAGCTTTAATTGGACATCTGCGGCTATTTCGGCCGTGGGTTATGCTGGCACTAATGGGGCCAATGGTGGCTCAGGTGCACAGGGTTCTTCCTATGTCACAGCGTATTGCGCATCTGCCACAGCTACAACCAACACTGCACCAGATCAAACAACTGGAAAGACAAGTCTTCCTGCTACGAACGATGGTGGTATTACAGGCACGTGGTCCTCTACTGTTCCTTCTTTGACATCTGGGCAATATCTGTATCAGACAGATGGTATTTATGATCCAACTACTGACAAAGTTACATGGTCTATTCCGTATTGGTCTTCTTTAAAGGTCGGCAGCCTAAGTGCAATTACGACTGATACAGGCACACTTAATGTAAGTGGAACAATCAGTTCTGCAAATGGTAATTTTACTGTTGACAATAACGGTGGTGTGACGATGAAGTCTGCCACTATTCAAGATGGCAGTGGTAATATTATTTTACAAGCTGGCGTTGCATTAGGCTCTCAGACAAGTCAAGTAAGCACTGCTATCAATTCGGCTGCACTTTCAAGTTTCTCACCATATAGCACATGGGACTTCACAGGGTCTATCCAAGGGTGGGCTGCTGTCAACGGGGCCACACTCACTGCCAATACGGACTCGATCACTATCACTTCGACCAACGTCGATCCTATCCTAGAGTCTCCAGGGTCACTTGGCTTTTCTGGCTCCAAGTACGATAAGGTTCGTGTGCGTATTCGTCGCCTCGCGGGCTCTGGTTGGGACGGCAGTCTTTATTTTGACAAGCCGGGGGGTGTGGGTGAGGGCACACTCGGGCGAGGATTCCTAGCCAACCCGAACCTTGGGAGCAACGTATGGACCACGTTGGAGTGGGATTTGTCCACCGTTACGGGCTGGACCTCCAACACCATCGACCACATTCGACTGGACTTCGGCAGCACGGCCCAAGATGTATTCGAGATTGACTGGGTGTCCATTGGCCGCTACGGCGTTGGCTCGGACGAACTGTCCTCCGCTGCGGCAACGGCTCAAGCAGACGCTGATGCGGCCAATGCCGCTATCGCTGCCATCTCCAGCGATAGTGTGCTGTCCAAAGCAGAGAAGCCGCAGATGATGATCGACGTTACAGCCATCTCCGACGAGAAGCCGGGCTTGGTTACGCAGTGCGGTGCCCTCGGAGTGGATAGTGGTCCATATCAGACTGCATACAACGCGTTGTCGGACTACCTAGGCTCGCTTTCCCCTGCCTGGAATGACACTACACAGGACACCTCAATTGATGGCGTAACGTTCCGCACCAAGTTCACAGACTACTACACGGCAAAGCAGGGTCTGGTCAATGACATCGCGTCCAAGGCTTCGACCATGGCGTCAGGCGTGACTCTCAGTGCTAGCGGTGTGCTGCAAGGCGCCGGGGGTGGACAGGTGACACTTCCGGGAATGGGACATAACACCTATCGGGTGATCACCATTGGCAACTCTTGCACGGCCACACTCCCTGCGGCCATAGGGCTCTATATCAACGGAGTTCTTCAGGGGGGTATAAACATCTCCCGGAGCTACACGGTGGTCGTTCTCAATCGCAGCACTGGGAATATCATTAGTGCTACGAACTATGACGTGTACGGTGTCGGAGAAACTAACGGTAAGACCGCGGCCACCATGGCGTCCGACCTCAACGCCCTGACCTCGGACAAGATCATATTGGTGATCTCTTACGACGAGCCGTACGCTCACAGGCTGGATTCTGGACTTGACACCGCGATGTACCGTTGTGGGGCCAGCAGGGCGGTGTACGGATCTCCCAGCTTCAAGAGTCGTTCGGCCTATGTGCTGGTGGGTATTCCTGGGTGCGGTGAAGGCAATGGCGCAGAGGCGTATCAAGGCTCGGTCGACAGTGATCCGAATGCCTGGGTGGATATTGGCTTCGGCATCGTGAACGGCACCTTGACCGGGGTATCTGTGAACTACCGTCCGCGCACCCTGGCCGACTACAGCTACACCGGGGACTTGAATGCCACCAATGGCGCCACCATTGGCACCAATGTTAGTGGCCAGATCACCAGTTCTAATTCGTCCACACTTGTTGGAACTGGCGCTATTAATTCTGTGCATATTTCTGACCTACGTACGACCAACTACGCGGAAGATGGTTCTGGGAATCCCACTGCTGGCGGCAAACTGGCATCAACAGGAACTGCGTTTAAGGTTGCTTCCAATTCAATGCAAGTGGGTACTCTTGTTCTGTCTGATTACTGGTTCCGTTTAGTACAAGGTGTTGATGGGTCGGTTTCATCGAATAGGATTATCTGGCGTGGTAATAATGATGCCACGACACGTGGTGGTGCACCAGACATCAACTGCTTGTCGATAATTCCAAAGATGTCTATTGTTCAATACTATACTTCAGACACCACACAAACAAACGTCGGCGGTCTTCCGGGTAGTGGCAGTGGTATGCACACTGTTTTTTATGGTTTCACCTTAACACCTACATCTTACTCTAGCAATACTGACAATCTGGATGCGATGCAACAAATTCATGTTCAATTTTTTGCAAAACCTAATGACACGTCTCCGTTTATGGAAATTTATCAATCCTGCCCTTCTAGAACATACAGCGGAACGACAGGGGCAGATGGTGCTGTGCAGGGGTCATTTGCGGCCAGTTTCCTGTTTAGTGGTAATGCACTATGGTATAGCCCGACTCCTGCTTCTGCTAATCCTAACCTTTCAGGCACCTCTCCGAACATTTTACATGGTTCTGTCGGCTCAGGAGGTACTTACGGGGTTTACTGCGGCTTCTTACGCGTCAGGGCAGCTAACACTTATGGATGGTCGGCAACCAAGGATTTCGGGCCAACTACATCGACAACTGGTGCCAGTACGTCAAGTACATCTACGACGTATAAGAACAACATCGCATGCCCGGCTGGCACCATTACTGGTGTTGCTGGGTCGTCTGGTGGAGGCTCCGGTGCATCGGGCGGTGCATGCCCTGCCCCTTGGGTTAAGGTGAAGTTGTTAAACGGTAAAGAGATAAATGCTTCTGATCTGCATAATGGAGCTAAGCTCGCTGCTGTCAATGATAACAATATGCAACATCTCCCGCAAGGCGGAACTGTGCGCGACGTAACAACAATCTGGGCACAGCGCTATCGTGTCAAGCTTACGAATGGAGAAACCACTGAATGGAGTGAAAACCATCGATTTGCTGTTGCAGAGCGGGGTTGGGTCACTGTACAAAACCTTCGTGGTGGTGATAAAATCCTTGGCCTACAAGAAAGTGTTGTGGAATCTGTTCTAGCTGTTGGAGAAGGCCAAGTGGTGAGTTTCCGCGTCGAAGGCGCTGGTACTTATTTTGCAGGTGGTTTGCTTTGCCATAATACGAAAGCATCTTTCTAAAGGAATTAATATGACTACTACTACTACAGATGTGCAAACCGCACTAGCAAATGAAGCGCGCCGCCAAGAGTTGCGTCAAAAGATCGCAGGGCTGCAAGGTTCTATGAACGCGACAGCATCTCTTGTGCAACGCCTTAACAGCGTTAACAGTGATGCTCAGATTTCTTTGTCGTCGGCTCAAGACGAGCTTGTCGCACTAGAAGCAGGGGCCGGGCCGGGCATCACTGCGGATTACGGCCCTAAATCTATTATCACACAGTTGGTAGAAACAGAGCGCTTTGCTGCTAAGAGTGCTGCCATTGATTATATTAAAGCTAATCCGACGTGTACGGAAGACGAGGCTGCACAAGCTTGGAATGAAGCGGCTCTTGCAAGCCATACGGATTTCGTATTTGTTATTCAAGATGCAATTATCATGTCGAAAGTGTATAGGGCTAATCTGCTGAAGGCCAATCTTATTCCTGATGACACATGGGAATCTTATCGTACCTTCATTGTTAACACAGACAAAAGTGTTATCGAATCAATGTAGCCTATTTTGACAATAGTAGATAGCCGTGATACAATCTTTTAAGAATTTTATACGTCCAATTTTTGAAAGGGTAACATGGCAAATCTACGAGTTATCTATGACAATGCGGCAGATAGGGCAACCCTCTCGACATCTGCTACGGCAGCAAATCTGGATGCCACAAAACTTGTCACAGATATTAAATCCGATGTATGTCGGTCTACAACAACATCTCTCACCATTACAGCAACTTGGGCATCTCCAGAAACGATTAGTGCAACTATTTGTGCATTCACTAACTGCACAGACAACGGGACGATCCAAGTTGATGCCTACACGCTAACTACCGATTCAACTCCTGTATATTCTACAACAGTTGTAGCTTCCTGTGGTGGATTGGTGGCTAATCGTGGTGTCAACAACTTTGCTTATGGTGGTGGTATTTATGCCCGCTGCTGGTTTGATGCTCCAGTGTCGATTACGAAGCTTGTAATCACGCTTACAGATACTAACAACTCACAAGGATATGTGGAAGTTGGTAGGTTGATTGTTGGCAATCACTGGGCTCCTGTAGTTGGCGTGGAGCAGGCTAATACAGCACTGGCTGTTAATGACACTAGCGAGCAAACACGCACGTACAGTGGTGACATGCACGTTACAGTGAAGCCTAGGTTCCGTAAACAGACTCTTTCTATGCCTTCTTTGGACAAGAATGACAGGGTGTTTTTGTGGCAAGTGTTATGGAACAACAGCATGGTGACACCTGTGTTCATTAGTCTTTTTCCTAATAATACAGATCAGAATTTGGAACAAGCACATATGTTGTATGGAAGGTTGTCTGCATCTGTGGCCATGGGAACGCCATATTTCAATTTTATGTCGGCTAAGCTTGATATTGAGGAAATTTAGAATGAAGTACTCTGAGTTTAAGGATGTATGCAAGAGTGGTGACATTGTGGCAGTAAGCCACAAAGAGTGGAATACGGTTGCTGATATCGAATCGCAAATTGTACGTATGGTTACAGAGTCGGAGTACAGCCACGTGTGCGTCATCTGGAAGGATGCTAACGGTGAGCCGCATGTGATTGAAGCAGTGGTGCCTCAAGTATCTGTTAATCCTCTTACTAAGTATCTCGATCATGGATTTTACCATATTCCAACTGACAAACCAATGAGCAAGGAAGAAGAAGCTTACGGCTTCTCTAAAGTGGGACAACCGTATTCTAAGCTGGAAGCTGTTGCTGGGTATCTCCATCTGCTAAACATCGGCCAAGATATGCACTGGCAATGTAGCGAGCTTACCATTTCTATGCGTAAGATGTCTGGGATAAATCTTGGGCCTATCGCTACGCCTGCCGCTGTAGTACAAAAAGCTCTTTCTAAGGGCTACACATTAACCTATGTAGAAAGAGATTGAATGGAAACATTAGACATTTTGAAGTACTCATTGGGATTGATTCAACTACTTATGTCAGCATGGTGTTACCACATGTATAACGAAATTGGAAAAGCTAAGGATGCAACATCTAGAGTGGAAAAGGAACTGGCGGACCACAAGTTGCACACGAGTGAGACTTACATGACCAAAACTGAAGTGTCGCGGGCGTTTGACGCCATCTCTCGTTCTATCGAGTCTCTTGGCCAATCCATGGGCCAACGTTTCGATAAGATGGAAGAAAAGCTAGATAGAAAGGCAGATAAATGATTAACAGTAGAAATATAGAAGATTTGACTCCTGCCATGCAAGAGAAATGCAAAGAGTTTATTACTAAGTGCAAGGAGGCGGGTATTGACGTAATTATCACGTCGACCTATCGAGATATCGAGTCACAGAATGCCCTGTACGCGCAAGGACGCACTACACCGGGTAGCAAAGTGACTAATGCTAAAGGCGGTGAGTCGTTCCACAACTACCATATTGCGTTTGACTTCTGCCCTGTAGTGAATGGTAAGGCTCAATGGAATGACATTAAAACGTTCATTAAGTGTGGTGAAATGGGAAAGTCTCTTGGACTGGAGTATGCGGGGGACTGGGTGTCGTTCAAGGAGTACGCCCACTTGCAAGAAGCAGGCCATACCATCGCAGAACTGAAGAGGAAGAACAATGTTAGCTAAACTGAAAGCCTTTTGGGCTGTGTTTGAGGCGGGCAAATCCGTAGCTGATCCGAAAACTTGGAAGATGCACCAAGTGTCGGCCAACGCCATTGCGGCATTGCTGTTCGCTATTGTACAACTGGGGAAAGCTTGTGGTTACGATTTTGGTATTGATATGCAGACTTGTGCTGATATTGCAATTGGTATTCTGGCCATTGTCAACGTTGGCCTCACTGTCGCAACAAGTAAACACGTCGGACTGCCTTCGACTCCCGTACGAGAAGCCGAATCGCCTGTGCCAAGCACTGAACAACCTGCCGAAGAAGAACCCGCCCAAGTGCAAGATGTCAACACATCTAATGTGGGACGAGGAAATGTTAATACGTCAATTGATGATGACGTACGTAAGCGAGCCGCTGAATGGGTCAGACAACATTCGGCAACAAACGGCCTTACAAATGATGCGTGACAACATAAAAGGCATTGACATCTCTTTGAAATGTCGACTATAATTACCAGCGTGAACCCCTTGATCCGGTAATTCACGCTTTCCTTGGCACTTGGTAGAGTGCCGTCTCTAACGAGACACCCTTCGCCCCTTCGCCTAACGGTGTTGGGGCATTTTTATTTTTATGCTACTGCTGCTTGCACAGCTTTGGGGAACGCCTTGATACTGTTATAAAACGTAACAACAGCAGCAATCATCTCAGTGATTTGGCTAACAAGGTTGTCAAACGGCACAGGCGGGTTGGAGGAGTTGTACAAAGGTTTAATGATTGCAATAGCAAGAGCAAGTTTATCCTTACCGTTGCCCGCACCCATCACAGCTTCGACATTTTTAACAGTATCGGTGACGATAGGCAGAAGGGTGAGGATGACATTTGCAGTAGAAATGATGTTCATGTTTAAGCTTTCCTTAGCTAGTAATTAGTTTGGTAGAAATGTACTTCGTTGTTTACTACTTGTTATACCGATTCGGTGAGATTGGTCTTGTTCCGGATCAGCATGTTTGTAAGCATATACCTACAGCTTTATTTGCGTCAAGAAATATTCGTGAGAAATCACGTCTCATAAAAACGACATATACATGATCTTTGTTACATTATTGCACTGACAACGTTGATTGTCTCACGTCAACAACAGTTATTCGTCCACAGCTTTGCTCAGTGCCTCCAGCGTTTCAGCTTCGGCAACAATGTCTTTGGTGGTGGCTTTATAACGAGCCTTGAAGAACTTGCGAACAATCTTCTTGTCCAACTTGGTTGCATCAGCAGCTTCTTGAACAAGGGACTTGAAATCTTCCTTGTTAGCTTCTTCTTCAGCTTGCACATTAATGGCACGGCGCAGGAAGCCAGTCAGATCGTCGGTATTGAAGGTTGCTTGGTCGATGGTCACAGTTTTGGTCATTGTTGTTTCTCCTTAATATTGTTGTGCTGCGATTTCAAAGATGTGTTCTGCTGCGCTGAGGGCATCTTCGGAAGGGTCGTCAGAGTACTCTTTGAATACATCAGGTGTTTCTTTGTTCTCTGTATAGTAAACAGTTAGGGCTTTAATAAGTTGTTCTTTAGTGAGGCTGTTCATATTAGTTTCCTTTCCGTTGTGCCTTGCGGGCAGCACGTTGTGCTTTCAATTCACGCTTATCCCAGTTGATAAAAGTACCGAAATGGAAGCTGTCGTGGAACAGCACACCTTTCAGGAATTGCTTCGTAGCTTTGTTAGTTGCGGTACGACGTTGGCGATAAGCTTCATACGACTCGCCATCTCCACGAGCAAGAGTGCTGTGAGTAGTTTGTTCAGTCATTCAAATTCTCCTTAGTTGTATTATTATTATTATGCAAAAACCTGCACACGATGCTTCCCATCTTCGCCAGTGTACGAAGCCCACAGCTTACCCTTACCGACATACGCACAAGCGTGGAACTCTGCGTTGATGTAACGAGCAACCTTCTCTTTCGATGCACCAGTGCGCAGGATGTTGTTAACACGGTCAGCGATTTGTTTTACGATGGTCATTCAATTTCTCCTTAAATTTGTTTGTGTCGTTTGCTGCGACAGGAAGAATCTTACGCTTGTTGCTGCTTCCTGTCAACAGGTTTCTTAAATTATTTCAGTGCTTCCCACTGTTCGTCGGTAAGCTTGGTAAGACCTTTGTACCCATCTTTCACAACTAGCTCATCACCGTAGTAAATTTGAGGTAAAGAACGGTGGCCTTTCTCTAGAAGGAAATCCCTTGCGCCCGGAGTGTTCTCAATTTTAACTACGGAGAATGGCACACCTTTTTGCTCCAACAGCGCAATAGCCTTGCTGCATTCAGGACAGTTATTTTTAGAGTACACATTAATCATCGATAGCTCCATTCAATGATCTTGTCTCCAAGATCGTCAACAATAATATTCAGGCGATAGTTGGCTTGGTCGCCCTCTTGGTTGGCATTCTGGGTCTTGTTCAAGTCAAGCCAGTTCTCCATGTACTTCAGCGGATTCTTCTCGATCTTACGAGGCGGCTCAAAGCCAACTACCTCATACACTTCTTGTGCGTTGTAGTCAATCCAATCAACGCCAAGTTGATGCGAGAAGCCCGTCACCTTGCGTCCATTGCTGTGCAGATGGTCGTTCCAGCGATACTCTGAATACCTCACCTCTTCAAGAATGGTGCGAACAGACATCTCATTCTTTGCAAACCATTCCTTGCCTCGTGGTGTTGCCAGTTCCGTCTTGATAGCGTACTTACCAACCTCAGCGTGGATGTAACGCTCGTCCTGCATAATCTTCTGCACCAGCTTGCCAATACCTTGGAAGTATCCAGATTCCACAACACCGAACGTGGCAGCGAATGACACCATGAACTGAAGTCGCTCAAGGCAGTACAATGCAACAACAGCGCGCATCACAGCATCGTAGGCATTGTGTTCTTCAATCATCCCGAGTTTAAATAGCGCACCTGCACTGCTCAAATCACTGAAGGCGTTCGCCACAGTCTCCATGCGGCCTGTAATCGCATCGTTCTTCATGATACGCTCAAAGATGTCCTTCGGATTCTCCATGCAGACGCGGACAATCTCGGAATACGTAAGAGCGTGCAATACTTCAATCTCGCTAATCTTCAGCAGCGCTGCCCAGTATTCGCTGTTGGTGACGAACGGTGCGAACAGCGGCGCAATGCTTCGTGCGGCTATCGAATCAGCTTCCCACTGGAGCGCAAGATTCTCCACCATGATTTCGCGGCTCTCAGCAGGGCAAGTAATCATATCGATACGGGATTGCTCCAGATCGATTTCATCCTCGCTCCAGTCAGCTTGCTTCTGCTCCTTGTACTTCTTAAACAGGGTGGGGTGCGTTACGTTGATACTGTCATGCAGCCCAGGTGCTTGCCCGAGAAACAGACTATACTTGCCAGTTTTCCACTCATCATTCTGTTGATTAAACACGCTCATAGCTTGCAAGCCTCACAATCTTCTTCACTCTCTTCCAAAGTCAATCCAGCCTTCGTGTTGGAATAATATCCACTCTTGAGTCCGCAGATAATCCGATATAACCAATCTTCAAACATCTCCGTCGCACTGATCTTAGGCGTTACTCCTGCTGGGAATGCCCGATACTTGTCTGCGCTAATCGCCTGCCCACAAAACTTTTGGAAGATGCCGTACATGTCTGTAATGTCTTTAGCCGGAACCGTCCAAGCGAGTTGATAGCGACCTTTCAACATCTCAAGATCAGGTGCGAGGAACACATTCTTGTTGGTGCCACTAGTCTTAACAACAACAAGTTCACGCACGGGATAAATACTGTTTGTCGTGTTGCCAGCAATGCTGCTCGACTCAACAGGCATATAAGCCTCAAGAACGCTGTTGCGCATGCCGTGCTCAGCAATCTCCTTGCGAAGCCCTTCCCAATCACACAGCAAAGGCTGATCCGTCACATTATCGATGTGTTTGCAGTAGGTGTCAATAGGCAACCAACCATCTGCGTACTTCGTCTTGTGGAACCAATCACATTTGCCACGTTCCTTAGCAAGCCGTACAGAAGCCTTATGCAGCCAGTACGAATGCATCTCAGCCAGTCGGTGCATGTAAGCCTTTCCTTCTGCTGTGTCGTATCGCAACCCTTTAACCGCCATATCATGTGCAAGATTCGTAATACCGATACCAGCGGAACGACGAGCCTGTGCAGTGTACTTCAAATGAGGGAACGGGTAGTCCATGATACTGATGACATTATCTACCATCTTCAATGCACGATACGCCACTTCCTCATACGTCTCAGGCGTTACACGTCCAGCAACGATTGCAGCAAGATTACATAGGCCAATCTCACCTTGCACATCGTCGTCCATCCGGTATAGTTCAGTGACATCTTTGTACCCTTGCGTGGGCAAGCCAATTTCCTGGCACAAGTTACTGCTATAAATCGGGTCTTTGAACGGTGTGTGGCGATTCATCTCATACGTGTTGTGCTCGTACATCCGTCCAGTTTCTTCTTGCATACGAAGAAATTCCAGTGCCAGCTTCCGGGCAGAAACAAGCTTCTTACGCTTGCTACTTTTTTCGTGCTCCTCGTACAACCTCTCAAAGCTTCCATCAGCACGATACATTGCTTCCCACAAACTTGGATTTATTTTGTAGCTGATGTTCATCCAGTTCTCATTCTTCGCCGCTTTCTCAGCCAGCAGCGGGTGGAAACCAAAACTATAGTCCAGACGACGTTCTGCTTTCGATGCAACAGTTGTCGGGTGACGAAGACGTAGTAGCGTTTCAATCTCAGGGTCAAGAGCATTGATGTGCATCGTCTCGGCCCCACCACGGCCACCTTGCAGGTTAGCATTCACTGCGCTAGCCTGAGCATTGTAGTACGGCAGCTTGCCGCCATGTCGAATAGTATTCTTACGAACGCCATCGCCTTTACTGCGAGTCATCAGCATGCCACCAATACCTGCACTGGATGCCGTCATGATGGTTGCAATGTGATCGCCCGCAGCCAAGCTTCCAAGCTCGTCATTGCTCTTGTAAACGCAGCAAGAAGCATAAGTGCGCTTAGGAGTGCCAAGATTGTTGATGTTCGGCGTAGGGGCATTGATAGCGCCTGTAGCAAAATCCTCGTAATACTTCCGCACTTCCTGCATGCGAGTTTCTTTAGGCTCATCCTTGCACACACCAAGCGCCATACGCATCCAAACGAACGCAGGTGACTCTAGGACAATGTTCTTCTCAATGTCCTTGATGGCATACTTTGTCGTAATCTGATTGATGACAGAGTAGACACTGTTCAGGTCACGTTCGTGGTTGATAAACCGTTGCGCCCAGAACAACTCTAATTCGCTGTAACCCATTTCCTCCCACAAACCGTCTGCAACCATGTCGTGATACATTTTAAACACAGTCGGAACGTGTTCATGCCCACCAAACGCTTGCTTGTACACATCACCAATCAACAGACGGCCAGCCATCAGCATATGCGGAGTATCTTCATAATCCATACAAGCTTGAATCATCGCCTGTTGCAACTCTTTCGTCGTGCAAGTCTCAGGAAGCTTCTGATACGTGTCCGCAACAATACCAAACCAATCTACACCAATGTTGCCAGCCCACTTGGCCCAGCGAGTAAGCTTCTCAGGATCAAACGGGACAACGGAGCCATCCCGCTTAGTTACCATAATATGCTTCTCAGTCATTAACACTCCCTTCTTTATCTTTACGCTTGTGTTTCTTGCGACGCTTCTCAGCAGGTTTAGGATTTTTGTAATCTTCTAGGCTCTTGTACGAACCATCAGGATTCGTTTGATCTCCACGAATATGAAACAGAATATCTTCTAGTTGCTGAATCTGTTTTGCAATCTTACGTTCTTCTGCTGCGTATTCATCGTCATAGCGGACAGGGACGTTTTCATCTAGAGCATGATTTGAACCATATCCAGAGCAGCGAGAGTTCATCGCATACAGTTCTTCGTACAAGCTCTTATCTTGCGCTTGGGCAGCAAGCATAACATCCTCAAGCGTGCTATACGGCCCTTTGATGTGCTTTCGTGAAAAGTTGTGTTCGCCTGCAAACACGTAGCCAATCTTCACTTCATTCGTCAATGTGCGGTGTTGTGCTGCATAAATATGTACCGCCTTGTTTGTATCAAATCCTAGTTCGGCAAGAACGCTGTAAACCTTATCCGCATTATCCATATGACAAATATCAAAGATATTCATACCTTGCAACGGCTCTGCTACCAACAGATCATAACCACTAATCACCTTCATTGTCACCTCCAACGTTTTCGTAAGATTCAGGCCGGATTGCTCCCCGGTACTTCAATTCTAGTTCTTCTCGTTTTGCAATCGCATCTATAAGATTATCAAATACACCGCCATACTCGTGAATACCATTTGTTGAAATTTCAACAGAGTATTTCTCTTGAGCAGCAAGATAACTTACCCCTGTTCTGCCAGTTGTATTAGCTTTTGATTTTCGCTTGTTTTGCGCCTGTTCTTCCGCCGAAGCCCATCTACAGTTTTCTTTGTAATACCCTTGATTACAGTCTCTACGATCTAAGGATTTACCTTCGGGACGTTCTCCCATGTCTTTTAAGAAAGTTTCATAATTGTGCCATTCTTCGCAAACCATGATTCCTCTACCGCCGTAATTTTTATAGGCTTTGACGTTAGGGTTGTTACACCTCGACATCATACCCCTCCAGATTCGGTAGGTCTTGGTGTTAGACTTGCCGTGGGTTCTAGATGGGCAATTGATGTCGTGAAGGCATCCACACGACGACGTATGACCCCTTACCACCAAATCTTTGGAAAGTGCTTTTTCATTTCCACAGTCGCATACAAATAAATAATAGATTCTACTGCCTTTATTTTCTACACGACTGTAAACAGTAAGTTTGCCGTATTTATCTCCGGTTTTCAGGGGCTTGCTTTCTTTCCCCATTAATAAGCCTTTCCGCCCGCAGCTTCACGGTTTTCCTTCTTGTGATCAGGACGAATAGCATTGAATGCAAGCTTCTCTTCAATAGCCCCGCCAAGATCAAGATTAAGTGCACCACAAAGGTCCGCGATACGAATTACGGCATCGGCCAGTTCAACTTCCAGCATACTGCGATGTGGCAGCTTGTCGTCCATAAGATTCTTACGGTGGCCTTCCATACCTTCGCTAACTTCACTGTGGGTGAGGCAAAGTTTCTGTGCAACGAGTGCACCTGCCAGCAGTGCTTGGAAGTCGTCAAGCGGTTGATTAATCATTTGCTTAAGGTCCATGCCCGTCTTACTGTGATGCCACCAACCAGCATTGTAGGATGCGCCATGGCAGACATCAACTAGATTGTTTACTTCATTTTTAATATTCATTTGTTCTCCCAAACCACTTGTTCATACTTTGCCCAATTGCCATCCATGACATACTGAATAGCATCTTCTAACTTCTCAAAATGCACTGCGCATTCGTCAAAGGTTCCCCAATCGTACATGAAGTGCCAAAAGAACCAACTCTTGTATTGTGGGTAGTAATATTTTCCACATTTATAGATACGAGTCTTCATTTACTTCCCCGTATTCGTAAGGCTGTTATCTTTGTTGTGTATAGAATTGTTACTGCGCGACCTATTCATTTTACCACAATCAACGCACTTGTGGATGTCGAATTCGGAAACGCTCGTGTAGTACTTCTTATCAATCACGGTGAGGTGTTCACTGCCGCAACACACACAACGCAGTTTTCCAGATGGCTCGTACAGTGCTACGTTTGGATGTGTCTTGCTCCAATGACGCAGGCGCATATACACCTCTTCCAACACCACAACATCTTGAATATTGTACGTCAGCATCTCTTCAAATGCCTCGTCATCCATCGCCATACAGCGAGTCCACAGTTCAAATCCGCTATGGCTGGCCTTGCGGTGCAGACCGAGATATGCAGCAATGCTATCAAGACTGTTACTAGGGAAGCGGAACTCTGCCTTAGCAATCTTAAGCGTGTCAACAATCTTACTAGGTGCAGGTGGAGTCATACCAAGGGCAACCATGCGTGTTTTGATGAGCGGAATGTCAAATTTCTGAGCGTTATGTGCAACACACAGGTCTGCTTGGCTCATCAGGTCGGCAAGCTCTTGCACCAACACTTCATCATTCCGTGCCTCGTAAATTCGATTTGAGATGATTGTAGGCTCACCAAGCCATTTAGCAGAATAAGTCAGCAGATAACCCTCGTGCACAACCTGCTTTTGGCTAACATTGTTGTCCCAACGGCCCCAAACGTATGCCGTGGTGGGCGCACACTCAATGTCAAGAAGAAGAATCTTTGCTGTGGTGGGAACGTTACCCTCAACAGGATCGACATCAACTTTCTTAAATTTAAAATACTTACGCAAGTAGTCACTCACAGTCGATTTGGCAACACCAATCTGACGGCTGATTTCACGCCACGACATATCGGGGTTGTCGTTTGCCATCTTCACTGCTGCAACGGTCCACTCTTCTTGTTCAATCATTCGTATTCCTTCACAACTTCGTCTTCAAGTTTAACAGGTGCCCTGTCACACGCCTCAAGCATTCTAATAAGATTGCCTTTGATGTCTTCCATAAGCTCCCAACCACTGGCACAAGCAGGCACCCACCCTTCTAGAACACCCTCTTTATTGTAGTAACACTCAACGATGTCGTAACAATCTTCGTCAACGTTGACAGCAATACGATAGTTCCAACTCATGCCATCTCCTCAATTTTCTTCAGCAAATCTGCCTTCGTGGCCTCGTAATTCGCCACAAGACGTTTGTAGTGCTCAATCGACTGTTCATTCAGCTTGATAGCTTGCTCAAGCTGAGCGACACGTTCTTTGAAATCGTTCAGTTGGCGTTGTTGTTCGGCCGTGAGTACACGCTTTGTTTGAATAGTCCATATCCCGTCGTTGAGATATTTCTTAATACCTTTTTCAGTGTAATGCATGTCACTAAGCGACAAACCACTATCAAAATCGAACGCAAACCAGATTTCTCCTATCTTGCGCATTTTCCAATGTCCGCCAGAGTACGTATTCGTGGCAACAAACTCGCCCGGCAATTCGTTTTGTTTAGGAGGTTCGTCCGCAACAATCCACGCACCCATCTCAACCAAACCTCGTACATCACATTCATCAAACACTACACGAGGGATTTCACGAATCTTGTTAGGATACCCTCGTGCCCACTTCACCTCATAATACCCATGACCGTTCTTGGAACTCGTATGTGTAAAGCCGGGATATTCTTCAATACGGAATTGAAATTTGTCAGACAGCTTCATCATTTTCCTCCACGATATGTGTACGTTTGTTATCAATCATATTTTTCATCTCGTCCTTCGGGAACGCTGCTACATATTCACCTTCGCAATATACTTTATACAAACCGTCTACTAGTGTTGCCTTGTAGAGCGACCGGAAGCCTTGATAGTGGAAATTGAATTCGTTGGTCATTGTTGGTTCTCCTTAAGAATGTTGTAGAACGTATTCTACATGGGTTGTTGTGCTGATGCAAGCCTTATTTTACAGAGCGCAGAATTTGCTCTACAGCCATTCTGCGTTTATCGGGATTGCTCAATTGTGCATCAGTATAGCCGTAGTCATAACAGAAACGCTTCACGTCACTGACTTTACCTTTACAGATGGCGATGGCTTCTTTCTGCACTCTTGCCTCTTCCCTCGTGTATCCGTGTTTGTCCATCAACGTCTTGACATCATGGCATTCATGACACAACACTTGCAAACCCTCAGGGCCGCAGAACAGACGCTCTACAAAGTCGGCAATGTCATCCTTGCACGTCAAGCTGCCAGCAGGAATCTTGTGGTCAACAGCCACTTGCTTGCTCTCAAAGAGCATATCACACTCAGCACACACGTAACTCCATTTGCGGCGCTTGTTGTCACCTTTGTAGGGCACCTTGGCTTTGTCCAAAGCTTCGTAGATGGCAGACCAACGGCGAGAAAGTTTGCGTAGGCCAGAGCGCAGCCAAGTGTAGAATTCGACAGGCTTTTTGTCTTTCTTATTCATCCCGCACCACAACGTCTTTAAGATCGTTAGGAAGATAGCCTATCCTCAACAACCAATCGTGGTCACAAGTAATATCTTCGGGGATAATATCAAGTGCTAGTAGGACATCATACACACTGAGCTTATGATCTTGCACAACAATCTTGCCATCAATGTACAGACCTTCCCAGTCGTCTTCGTTTGTTACAATAGTGATTTTCTTAGTCATTTGCAAAGCTCCAAAGCTTGTTGTTCAGTGAAACCTTCTTCCAGCAAAGCTTCGTATTTAGCTCGCTGGATTTGGGCATTAAGCCTAACATATTCAATATGAGCTAGAAGATTGTCTTTCATGTTTTTCACTAGCACAGGAAATGTTGTCTCGTTGTTCATATTTCAATCTCCAGTTTCTCACAAAGCTTCTTCACGTCCAACCTATCACCTTCCCACCTGCGCATGTGCACACAGTCGGCATACATCTGCCAGATTTCCATCCAGCTTTTCTTGTGACGCGATCCGTCCCATGCAGTGTAATAGGTTTCTTCAGGATACCATTTCTTGTACTGACTCACAACAGCCTGAACAGCTTCCTTATCTGTAGTACAATCCTTAAGAAGATTATACGCACCCTTCTCGCCAAATTTCTTCTTAGCAATTTCAGACGGTTTGTAGCAATCTGCGGGATCGCCAAAGAGCATTTGAAAATAGGCAAACACTCGCCCGTACCCCTTCACTTCGTTCTTGTCGTTCAGGTACAGCTTACCATATCCATCTACAAACTCAGGCTCCTCCATGTGCAGCCAGTTGAATTGCCAGCCGGGCGTGGCGTTATCGTCCTTATCGATTGTTACGGACACAACGTATTCTTTCTTACGGTATCCTTGATACTTATAAGCCGCAATCGCATCATCAGCTTCGCCTACAGCTACTTCAGTATTGTGCTTGTCCACAAGATATTGCTTAGCCTCTTCAAGGTTGATCGGCTTAGAAATGTTAGTGCGATTGTCCTTGTACTGTGTTGGAAGCGGAAGATGCTTACGAAAATTGCTATCGCTAGGTCCAGACACAACAATATGATATGCATCACATTTAGTCTTGTCCAAGATCATCTTCATCATCTGCTTCATCGCATAGATGGTGTTTGCGATAGGTTCAGGTGTTTGCACAGGCTTCAAGTCGTACTGGTCTGCATCACTGCCTGCCCATTCCTTGAACAGTGTTACGGTGTCAAACTCAAGCTCGCTAAGATGTTCCTTGTGTGCTGCGATGACGCTCCGCTTCTCTGTAGCTGCTGCACAACGGTAGGCCAACAAGTCGCCGTCGATGATGGCTAGTTTTTCTGTCATATTAATCCCAAAAGTTCTTAGGCCCAAGAGGCGTGCATTCGTTGGCATACTCTTCCGCATCAATACCAACACTCTTCAGCAGTTCATACGCATTGTCAGGGAAGTTCTTACCACCTTCCGCTACGGTGACTTCTGCATCTTTAAACAAGTTCAATGCCGCATCAATCGAGAATGGCTTATCGCTTTCAATATTGGCTTTCTCACCATACTGGCCACCAATCGCTTTGGCCAAGTCTTCCCACGAATTCATCTCAACCTTTTGGCAAGCAAGTCCGATACGAAGCAGATCACTCTTACCGATCTTATAGCCACGGTCTTGATACTTGATGACACGCATCAGTGAACCATATGGATAGCGAGTACCACTATGAAAGCGCAGGAATCGTTGTGCAGCATGTTTGAAGAAATCCTCGTGGAACACAAAGTCTTCTTTGTCGATGTCATAAGCTGCCATAACAACAGTGTAGTCGAATGCATCGAACACAGCTTCAGCAGTTGGGAAGAAATCGAAGTGCATAAGCTGAATAATGCTCGTACGATCAACAAAAGTGATAGCACGATCCGTAGCAGCAACACACCACATACGTTCGTCGTATGCTTGTGCTACAGCTTCAATGAAATCTTCTTTAGTCTTGAAATAGAAATCTACGTCGTTAATTGACATACCAGTGAATGCGCTAGTAAGTGCACCACCTGCAATGAGCGCACCCTTCGGCATGAAGTGCGATGCCGCTTGTTTGATTTGGTCAAGTTCTTTCTTGTGCTGCATTAAGTTCCCTCCTTAATAAGAAAAGCCCCACCCCTTGCGGAGCAGGGCGTGTATCACGCTACAATGTTGTCAAAATGATCAGAAAGGCGCGTCATCATCCATATCCGAGAAATCAGGAGCAGGCTTATTCGGTGCCTTCGGCTGAGCCACTGGAGCCGGTGTGTCATCACTACCCGGCTTACCATTCGGATATTTGGCAAAGATTTCTTGCAGGTCTTTGTCCGTCTCCACAACCTTCTCTGCAATCTCTTTAGCCTTGGCGATGATTTCTTTTTCACCATCTTTACCATTGCGTTCGATCACAGCCTCTTGCATCTTGGAGCCAACATACTCTTCAGCCAGAACAATCTTACGCAGATCGGCAATACGCAGCAGATCAAACTTAGCAATACCGCCAAGTTCATCTTTTGCTTCCAGCAGATCATCGTCATCGAAATTTACAGATGTAGCAAGCATCATTGCAGGTTCCGGCTTCATACCCTTCACAAGCGGCACGGGAGACTTCAGCTTAGTATTGACAAACTTCTTGTCATCCTTCTCTTGCACCTTTACTTCCAGATTGAACATGAAGGGCTTGCCGAGCAGCTGCGAGATGTCGTTCAGTTTAACATTCTTGTACTCTGCCTTGAAAATAACATCAGACACTTTCGTACCATCTTCATACTTCGTTACGCCAGCAATCTTATAGAAGTTGGACGTACTAGCCAGCAGCCACGGACGGCCTTTGATGTACGCGTTCGTCTTTGGATCACGAGGTGCAACAGTGGTGAAGTTCAGACCTTCCGACATGCCACGAGTGACAGGGTGCAGAGGAAGACGAATATTCTTCACACCAACATCACCTTCGTAGTCGTGAGTCTGGTCCAGCAGATCAATGTAGCAAGCAATCTTTTGTTCTACAGCGCCGTCTTTCGGCCACAGGATTTTGTCTTCTCCAGTGTCTTCGTCTTTCTCACGATTGCCGGCATTGTCTTTGGCAAACTTAGGCAGCTTTTTGTGCGAGCCTAGATCAACGAGCAGGCCAACTTGAACAGGCACCAAACCCTCTTCAGGAATGATTGGTACGTATGCTTTTTGTTCAGTGTTTTCGGTGTTACGTGCAGGAGCATTAATATTGCGTGGTTTCATATTTGTATTTCCTTTTTAAGTTAAATTAAATTACGCTAAGCCAGCGCAGGCTTTGTCCAGAGAATGCTGGACGCATTAGAACAATTTCTTACTAAGAAACTCGCCTTCAGTTACAATATAGATTAACGATAGAAGGGCTGCTACCGCATTAAGTCCCGGACACAGAGCTATTAACACAGCCAGTATTGCCATCCCAACCGTGACGTCATCCCCATCCATTTTGACTGCGCCGCAACACAAGACGAATACAACAAGACTAAACACAAGATACATAATCACCGGAGTCATTGCTTGCCTCCCACTTCTTGTGCAGCCGCTTTAAAAGCCAGATAAAACACACCGAGAATAAACAATGTGTTAACAACTGGCACTACTGACAGGGCAATGCCCATTACGAGCTTACTGCCTGTAAGTTTCTCCGCTTTGTCTGCGAAGTGTTGATTACAAAGAATCAATATCATGCACAACAAAGCGGAGATCAGGTAGAAAATTGTCATGCACCACCTCCTTCATCATAAAGCTTCAAAATTTCTTCTTCAATCAACGCCATCGTCGTGCTGCCACATAGCCGTGTAATGTCATAGTCATCCACAAACACAGCTTCGATAATTACTTCTTCAGGCGACTCAGGCTCATCTGCTGTTGCAGGAATAGCTTTATAGAATCGAAACTCTACTTCTACTAACAACCCCTTGATAACTAACTTACGGACGAAGAAATTACTTTTGTCGAAATAGTTCAAGAATGTCCTCCAATAACAATATAAAACCAATCTTAACAAGCATAAATCTGTAGGCTAATTCATTCACTCCGACTCCTTGTAATAGCCCACGATATCGCAGATGTCTGAGATGAAGTCGTAGGCATCTTCAATCACCTTGTCCGTTTGATAGATCACTTCTGGACAACTAATATTGTGCAGGTAAATGAAGCCTTTGCACAAATCGAACAACTCTTGCAGCTTTTGTTCAGTCATTCTGCCTCCAATTGTGCCATCTTATCCAACATCTCGTACAAGCTATCAATCTCGTCTTGCATCATTCGATTCGCTTCCTCGTTGGCGTACATTTCGTCGCCTAGGAGATCAATACGCTTTTCAATATCTTCTTTAGTGAGCGATTCCATCACTCTTTCTCCTTAATTTCAGATGTAGAATTGTCCCACACTTTTTCCTCTGTGTCAACAACAATCGCAAAATTCTGTAAGATTTTTGCTCCTTTTAGGAATTCTTGTTCAGGTGTTGCAAGAAGCCTATCAGCCTCGCCTAACAAGTTCACCACAGTGCGCATACTCTTTACAATAGCTTTAGAATCTTGCGACAGATGATTGTGTTTGTGGAGCCAATTGGCTACTTTAAACGTCTTAGCACGATACCAGTTGTACTTCTCATCTCGCTTGACCAAGACCCCTTTTGGGAAGTCTTCAGCCAGTACAACGAAGTAAGGTAACTTCAGAATAACATCCTTGCGCTTGTCTACAATGGCTGAGACAACGTGTTGTGCTAACTTGGCGTAATCTTCTGGAGTTGCCTCGTGTGTGGCTGCTCTGGCTTCGTTAGATGGCTTGTGTCGCTTAAACGTCTGCGTCATCCGCATAACTCCAACCCATTTCCCAATACTTGTGCGCAACCGTGCCAGTGACGTAAGGGTTGTCAGCTAACGTTTTGTACTCTGGCTCCCCTTGGGAATACCAACCTTGATCGAACCAGTACTTTTCTTGATGAGTCATACTTCCTCCACATAAAACAAAGCATTGGCAATCTGAATCCATCGATCATACTCACCTCCGTCAGTAGGCTCCAGCGGACGTATTTCAGTGTTATGTGCCTTAAAGAACGTAAGCAAGTTAC